AAAAGGAAATGTATTTTGCGTTAATCTTGATGAAACAACAATGACTAAAAAAATTAAAATGAAATCAAGAGTATCTGGAAAAGATATATTTGGGGTTTGGTATTCAAAAGAAGAAACAACAGGAGATTCCTTCTATTTAGCTAAGTTTGAAAGAGTTGATAATTTAAGAAACAATAAAAAGGCTTTTTCTAGTTATGAAGAGCCTGTGTTGAAGTAGGAAATAGAAGTGGCAATTAGTAAAGATAAATGGCTTGAAGCCAGAGGATATTTTGAAGCTGGAAAATCTTTAAATTGGATATCCAATGAATTAGAAATATCTAAATCAACTCTATCTACTAAAGCAAAAAAAGAAGAATGGGACAAAGGTAAAATAGAACAACTAAAGTCCGATATAATCGACATAGAAGAAAAAAATAGAACAATTTCCGAACAAAACCGAACAATTTCCGAACAGTGTTCGGTTTTAGAAGACTATCAAATAAACATATTAGAAACACTAATTAAAGACGAAACAAGACAAAAATCTATTATCTTAAGTGGTTTAAATCTTGGAGCAATTAGAGCCACACAAAGATTACAAAACAATAAGACTAGAAAAGCATTTAAGATAAAAGAAGGTTTTGGTGGTGGTGCATCTTCTGAAACAATAGAACATCACGATGTAGAGTTAGATAGTGATGAGATTAACAAAAACATAGATACACTTATTAAAATTGGTAAGTCTTTGAATTTTATTGATGATAAGCCTGATGTTGCTATTCAGAACAATAATCAAACCATACTAGAAATAGAATGATAATTAAATTCAACTCCAAAAAACACTTAAAAGAAAAACAACACCAAATATTCCATGACCAAAGCAGATTTAAAGTTGCAGGGTGTGGCCGTAGATTTGGTAAATCATATTTAGCTACATATACAATACTTACTAAAGCACTTACTAAAAAAGGGATTTATTTCTTTGTTGCTCCTACTTTTGCACAAGCTAGACAAATCTTATGGGATATATTAAAAGATAAAGTAAGAAAAGGTTTAGCAAATAAAATTAATGAATCACGTTTAGAAGTTGAGCTAATCAATGGTTCTGTAATTAGATTAAAAGGTGCAGATAGACCTGATACAATGAGGGGGGTTTCATTAAGTGGAGTTGTTTTAGATGAATTTGCAACAATGCGGAATCCCGAGATAGTATGGCAAGAAGTTTTAAGACCTGCATTATCTGATCAACAAGGTTGGGCTTTATTTATTAGTTCTCCTATGGGAAGAAACTATTTCTATGATCTTTATAATAATGCTAAATCATTAGATGATTGGAGCTCTTGGCAATTTACAACTATTGATGGCGGTTATGTTCCTGAAAGTGAAATACAAGCAGCAATGCACGATTTAGATGAACGTACATTTCGACAAGAGTATTTAGCTTCATTCGAAAGCTTTGATGGGCTAGTTGTGCCTAATTTTGATAGAGAATTAAATAGAAGTCATGAAGAAATAAAAGAATTTGACACGCTCATAATGGGTGTTGACTTCAACGTCAATAAAATGCCTTGTACTGTTCACGTAAAACGCAATAGAGAATTACACGCTATTGATGAATTCTTTGGCTCATTTAATACAGATGATTTAATGATAGCTATTCAACAACGATACCCAAAGCATAGATGTATATTTCATACAGATGCGTCTGGAAATGCAAATAAATCAAGTGCTGGTGGTCGTACTGATTTAGATATTATTAGAAGCTATGGGCATCAAGTTATGAATCTTACTCGTAATCCTAATATTATTGATAGGGTAAACGCTCATAACTCAATGATATGTAGTGCAGATAAGACAAGACGATACTTTGTACACCCAAGATGCAAAAGACTTATAGAAGCTCACGAAAAGCACGTATTTGATGAAAACGGACTACCCAATAAAAAACATGATTGGTTTGATGATGTTTTTGATGGATCATCTTATGCTTCATGGCATTATAGTGATTATGGGAAGTCGCAAGTTACTACCCACGACTTCTTCTTCTAAACAAAAACATAAAAGGCTCGGACAATATTCTAAGTATCATTTTAGTTTCATATTGTAGTTCTAATTGATACACGATTAATGTATCGCCTATGCCTTTTACATCTTCGTGATCAATAATATTTATATCTCTTGACATTAGGTATTCTCTTGTTAGTATTTCTTTTGTTGTCATTTTATCATTCCCCTCAAATCAGCTAAAGCAAACCTCAAATAAATCTTATATTCAATTAAGTCATTACTCTTAAGCGCATCTCTTAAATAATGGATAATTTCTGCTTCTTGCTTCTCGTGCAGATTATATTCATTTATAATATCAGATGCTGAGTATGTAGCTTCGTTAAATGTTCTATTTGGAACACTTATAGTGTTTTCTATTATCTCTTGTATATAATGACACGCTTTCTTTAAATCTTCTGTTCTTGTGTTTGGTTTGACTCTTACGATGTATTTTATAATATTACCTTCAAAAAAGTCTAACTTCCAGTTTCTAATTATATCCCATGGTTGTATATTCTTTTTAGCGTAATTTGATTCGCCTATGTTGTAGTTTCTGTGGTGCATTTATATGTCCTTATTTTCTAGTATGTATTGGCAGGCTTGGAATATATACTCTGGTTCTGTTTCAAACTTTTCAGTGAAGTTTATATCTTTTATATCTAAATTATTACTTAATATTTCACCTGTATATTTAAAACAATTTCTTTTTCCTGTAACATCTGAATAATATTCAAAAACACGTTCTTTCCATACACTAATAGAATATCCTTTATCAAAAGCCCACTCTTTACACTTATTGCTAAGACAATGTTTGCAACAACATTCATTGTTAGGGTCAACTAACTTTCTAAGTTCATTTGATATTGCCATCTGTAACCTCCTAAATTTAAATTATAACCGTATTGTACCAAATTAGTTTGATATTGTCAAGAAGTTTTGAAATTTATTTAAAAAAGTTCTAAAAATACTTGACAACTCTATATAATTGTGTTATAGTGTGTTGTGTTACAAACATCTACACACTAAATACACTAAATATATAGGTTGAAAAGTTTAGTTTTTAGTGAAGAACATTAAAGGGTTATCCAACGCACCTGCCCGTGTTCTTCTCTAAGGATTAAATAGGGCGAAGCGTTGGAAACTTCAAACCCTACCTTAAATATTTATATTCCAGAAAGTTATATTATGACAGCAGAAGAAATGTCAAATAGTTTTAATTATAAAGTAGATAAAAGAGAAATGCTTACAGATGTATTTCCTATTGGTACCACTATTTTATATGGAGAAAGTGGAGCAGGTAAAACAACATCTACAATTAGAAATTTAAATAGACATAAAATTAAACCTATCTTGCTTGACTTTGATAGAAACAACTTTTTAAGTGGAGATTTTGTACATTTAGATGGTTATAGATTTATTGATTACTTAATGGATAAAAACAATGAAAATATATCATTACTTAAAAAGCATAAGGGAAGATTAGAAAAGATGCAACATATCTTAATAGATATATATGATAAAAATATATCAACAGAAGATAATCCTTTTCTTGGATTCTTGCCACATGAATTACAAAAAGCAGTAGAATTGTATTTATCAAGATATAAAGATTTAGTAAATACAAAACAACATGAAGATTTCATGCTTAATTATAAATTTTTAATGACAGATATATTTGAGAATGTCACATCAGAAGATTTAATAGCATCTGAACAAACTTATATATTAGATACTTATAAGATGTGTATTGAATATATGAAAAATGATAATAGAACATTTAAAAATCTTATTAAGCTTATAACTAAAAGAGCAAAAAGTAATTTAATTATAATTAGCCATGAAGTTGGAGAGCGTGGAGAACATTCGGAACTAAACTATGTTTTAGAAAATCATAGTGATGGTAAAATGAGATTAAAAAGAGATGTTACAAAAACTAAAGGCGAAGAAGTTTACTTACTTATTCAGAAGTCAAGAGGTTATAATGGAGTTAAGAATATTAAGAACTGGGAAAGAAACTAATTGACAAATTAATTTTACTATGCTATAATTTTAAAAAAGGAGTAAGAAGATGACAGAACAATTCGAAAAAGACTACAAAACAACATTGGAAACAAAAACTAAAGAGGAATTAATAGCTTTAGTAATTATGAAAACTAAAAAAGAATACGACTTTGACAGAAAGCTTTTAGCTGTTGAAAATTCTGGGCATGAGTTTGTTAAGGTTGTTGGTGGTTATGTTTTAGTTAGGAGTTAATTATGAAAAGAATAAATTTAGGAATATTTACATATGAAAGAGCAGGTTCAATTAGCTTATTAAGCACGTTTGGTTTTAATATATACGAAAGAGTTGGCAATGTTAAACGATTATTTGGCTTTATTAAGTGGGGGAAACTAACCCCTTAACCCAACCGTCATTTTTAGCTATAATATAAACAAAAAGGCTTTAAATGGCTAATAATATAAGATACGTTAAGCCCTCATTATTTAATCGTTTACCAATGTATAAATTTATAAACGACCTTACACGAGGATATGAGGGTATCGTAGGAAATAAAGAAACATACTTACCAAAGACTAAATCAGAGAATCAAGATAGATATGAAGCACGTCATGCACTAAGTCTTTTCAAGGATTTTTACAACCCAACAATAGACGGAATCACAGGACTTGTATTTAAAAACGGCATCAAGCTAAATGATGATGTCCCACAACAACTACAAGATGATTTAGAAAACGCAGATTACACTGGCAACGATTACCAAAAAGTATTTTCAGAATATTTTGAAAATGCATTACGAAAAGGTATTGATTTTATTTTGGTTGATATGCCTAGAGCTGATGTGCAAAGTCGAGCCGATGAAATTGCAATGGGAGTAAGACCATATCTTGTGCCTGTAAAAGTTGAAAATATAACAGCGTGGAAAACTACTGCTATAAATGGTAAGACAGTATTATCAATGGTAAAAATTAGAGAATTTGCAGAAATTGATGATCCCGAAAATCCTTTTGCAACTAAAACAGAAAAAAGATACAGAGTACTATCTATAGGACAATGGGAATTATACAACGATGATGGCATTCTATTAGATTCTGGACTTACTGGGCTTGATTTTATTCCACTATTTGATTTAAACTTAGATAATATAGGATTCTTTGAAGCAGAACCGCCATTATATGAATTAGGGAAACTTAATATTGATGTTTATCAGATTGACAGTGATAGTCGATGGGCTGCGCATACGGCTAGTGTTCCGTTTTATTTTGGGGCGGGTATTGATGAGGAGTCAGCTGAAAAAATGATTATAAGTCCAAACTCGTTTTTTACAACAAATAATCCTGATGCTAAACTTACTATTGTTGATTATGACGGAAAGGGCGTTACAGTTAACAAGACTATCGTTGATGATATTATTAAAAGAATTAATGAGATTGGGTTTAGTGTTGTCTTAGAGGATAAAGTACAAACAGCAACAGAAAGCACATTATCAGGACAACAAAAACAAAGCAAGCTAAACAAGTGGGTAGGGTTGCTAGTAAATAGTATCAATCAAATCCTAAACGCTATGAGCATTATGGGTGGATATGGTAATAATGGCGGAACAGTAACTATTAATTCAGATATTTTAAGTAAACCATTAGATGCACAAACATTGACAGCTTTAAATAATGCTGTATCAAGTGGAAACTTATCACAACAATCAATGTGGACTATGATTAAAAACGGTGAAGTTAACTTCCCAGATGATTGGTCGGAAGAAACAGAAAAGCAAAATATTAATACTGATGGGATGTTAAATAATCCAACTGTATAAGATGATATTAAGATGATATGGTATAAAATTAATTATGTTGTTTATTAAAGGAAGATAATGAAATTAAAAATAGATGTTCCAATTGAAAAAACATTTCCTAGGGATGGATGGCACTCTTTTAGAAATGAATTAAGAGAAGTTAATGCTAAATACATAGAAAGAATTAGCGCAAATAGAAAAAGAACTGCTTTTTATTATAGGGCTCATTATGAAAGGGTAGAAGATGAAGTTTATGCTTATAATGATAGTAGGTTTAAAGGTCTAGCTAAAGCAAATATAGATAGGAAAATTAATAAACTCAACCCTAAACAATTTAATTTTATTGATGATGTGTGTGCATTATAGATGGAAACACTGGACCAACAATTAACTAAAAAGATATTATTCTTACAAAGATATCAACCTGAAAGCCTTGTGCAAATAGAGAAACAATTACTATTAGCACAAGATGAAATAATAAAATTATTAGCAACAACAAAAAATAAAACAGTATTAAAAGCTAAAATTACTGAATTAATAAATGAAGCATTTACAACATTTGAGGGTGTGTTAATTAATAATGACATTCCAGAAATTACTGCATTAAGTTATGCCGTTGTTGGTAATATTATGCTTGATTATTCAACTGGTATTAAATTTAAGCCAACTAAAAAAACTGCACTTAATAAACTTAAGGACCCAAACATTGAAGTAATGGGATATAAATTACAAGACCATTTTAACCATCTAAGCTATACAACTAAAAGAAACCTACAAGGTGCTATTGTAAATGGGTTTAATCAAGGTGATGGAATAGAAACAATATCTAATAATATTAAAAACATTGTAGGAAATGTATCAAGACATCAAGCAAGAACAATAGCAAGAACAACGATATTAAATAAAATAGATGAAGCACAAAACGAAGTATTTAAAGAGTTTGAAGATGTGATTATTGAATATAGGTATTCAGCAACTATTGACGGACGTACTTCTAAAGTATGCACATACATGGCAAATCGTGTATATAAGAAAAAAGAAGATGCCCCTTATCAACCTAAAAACCATTGGAATTGTAGATCATTATGGATACCTGAGACAGAAATATCAAAGAAACTAAGAGAAGAAAATACAATCATAACACAATGGGATAGTAAAACAGTAAATCATAGAGATGGAACAACATCAACCAAATTTAAAGTAGATAAAACTATAAAAGTTCCAAATGGAATTACGGGTCCTAAAATGTTTGAATATTTTGATGAATCATATAAAAAACAATATTTAGGTGCAACTAGATATAAGCTTTATAAAGATGGAAAAGCAACACTTACACAAATGATAGACTTATCAAAAAATGCTTTTATTCCTTTAAATGAATTAAAAGCCAAACTAAAATCTTAATATTATGGGGTTTATCTAACCCCTTTAAAATCACACTTTTTTATAATATACTATATCAATTAGCATGGAGTTGCTAAAATTTTATGCGTGGAGTCGCAAAAAAGGAACAACAACGATGAATAAACTAGATGAATTTAAGGCTAA